CAACTAATTGCTTGCTATTATCTTTTAATAATTCATTATCTTCAACTTTAACAAAAAACTTTCCATCAAATTCTTTATCACCTTTGCTGCCCTCTGTTTTATATACTTCCATGCCAATATTAGGCTTAAGCGTTTTATTAGAGTCAGTATCATACAAAGCATTTACGTCATCTGTAAAAGAAGTTTTAAATACTATTTCACCTGTAGTTAAATTACCAGGTGAATTTGTTTTAAATCTAACTGAAGCTATTTCATAAAATTGAGTTTTATCAATATCTACTGTAAATTTTATATAGTTACCTGGCTTTAAAAATGCTTTAGCTTCATCTGAAATACCCGCAGTATTATTATCTAATTTTTCTATTAATATTTTTAAATTATCTTTTACAGGTGTTTTTCCTTCTGTAGCACCAGTAATAGTACCACCATCATCAGTAGTTCCGTCACCTAAAGCTTCATCAAATTTAATGTCTTGAAATGTAGTTTGTAAATTTTTTCTAAAAGCTACAAAATCAGGTGCTTCATTAAATATTTCAATTACTTTATACCTGTTTCTTATATCAATTACAGGTTCATCGCTTCCATGCTCTTTTTTAAGAACTAAATAAGTTTCATTAGTTATTTTATTTCTTTCCGAAGATGGAAAAGCAATATAAGAAAAGCCATTTTCTTTATCTGTATATATTCTATCAGCAGCTAAATTGTAATATTCTTTTGAAATATCTTTAATATAATATTTATAATATTTAGCCCAAGCCGGTGGTGTACTAGTTACAGCTATATTAAACGCACTTTCATTAGCACATTTATCTTTATTTACTTTTATAGATCCTGATTGACTTGATATAACTGGTGAATGTCTATTATATTCATCAATATATACTACACCTATTTGATAAGTTCTATCTGATTTTATAGAATGCTTTGATTTATCATTTCTTTGATTTAATTTTATATCAAATGTAGGGTCATTATATATATCATAATTTTGTGTATAATTACCATATATAATTCTGTTAGCTGTTATTTCTTGTGCCTTAGCTTTTTTAGGCACGTTATCCCAAGCTCTTAATAATTGGTCATTAGGTAATACAGAATGTATTTGTTTTTTTGTTATTTCATATGTACCTGCAAAATCTATTTTCTTTTCGGATTTAAGTGTATATACATTTTGATTTCTTGTTTCTTTAAATAATATTTCAATTTCTTCAACATTATCAGTTCCTAAATCAAAATCAGATAAAATAATTTTTCTTAAATTATTTTCCATTGCTGTATTAAATCCTTTTTTACCATCATATTCAAACCCATCATTAGGAATAAAAGCAACTTCAGAAAAAGGCGCTATTGTAGAATACTCGCCATCTCTATATTTCCATCTATAAGAAAATCTAACAAAAGTTAATTCATATATAGGTTTACTTTCAAGTAATGTTATTGTTACATCATAATTACGAGATGTTTCAAATATTATGTTTTTAGATTTTAAAGTTAATGTTATTGAATTAGTAGTTTTTGATTTAACAAATGCAACTACATCTAAATCTTCTTTTGTATTATCAGGATTATTATTTTCTTCAATAGTAACTTCAGCATTTAGTTCCCATGGTATTTCAGAAGTAACTGGAATAGTTATATCGTCTCCTATATCTAATGGCTGTCCATTTAAAGCAAAACTTAGTGCAGGTTCATTTATTTCAGAAACGCCATCAATCAACGTTTCTGATAAAGCTAATGTAGGAGCATACATAGGTGCTTTCTTTGCAACTGATAAATCTTCTTCTGTAAATTCTCTTTCTTTTTTTATTATGTTGCCATTAGAATCTTTTTCTGAAAAAGTAACTTTTGTTTGAGCATTAAAAATTTTATTGCTAAACTTTTTAAAATTTGCAATATTTATTTTTCTAGGAGCATTTAAATTATCTGTCCAAAAAAGTAAATCATCAATTATATTGATGCCTGTTATAAGATTATTTTTTGAAAAATTTAGTATACCACCTGAAGTATATGTGAATGGTAAAGTAACGTTGCCTAAGTCTTGGCCGTTATATTCTATATTCTTAAATACAAATTTATTTTCTTCTTTTCTAAGTGTTGTATTTTTTGGTATAGTTACTTTTATAAAAGGATTTGAAGATGATAAGCTTAAATTATTATTTATTAAAACTTCATCATTATTATTTAAAGGAACATTACCACATAATGCTTTTAATTCATCTGCATTAACATCATCTAAAGTTAATTCATTTTCATTATTAGCTTCTACAGTAACTCCTTTTAAAGTTGTATTTCCAACTACTTTTGTATCTATTATAATTGGTAATACAACATTTTGTTTTTCATCATATTCATATATACCGTCTATATTATCAGAAGTTACAATCCAATATATTTTATCTTTTAAAGTATATGCAATACTACCTAATACAACAGCATTTTTTAAATTTAAATCTGATATTTTTTTATTTCCTAATAAATTTTCAACAGCACCTACATCAGAGCCTTCTGATGAAGATACTTGAATATTTAAAGCATCTCGATACGAACCATTTTCTACTAATCTTTCGTCTCGGTCTTTATCCATCCTTCCGGATACAAAAGTATGCTTTAGTTCTGCCATGAATTAGTGTTTGATTTGTTTAGATTTACCTCTAAGCGTTTGAATAATTTCTTCAGGACTAAGTTGTGCTAATCTAAGTTTTGCATTTCGTATAGCGGCTCTTCTTTCTTTTTTAATTCTATTTATTTGATATTCAGGTATATTTGATTTAGCAGCCGCTAAACCATACATTATACATTTATATAATGCTTCTTCTGCAAATTTATGTACCTTCATATCGTCGTCAGCATGTAGCCCATCTGATATATATTTTAAAACTATAAACTTATCTTTTAAGCTACTAGTAAAATTTATTGTACCAGTTAATTCATTTATTGTATAAAACCCGTTTCGTGTTGCATGCTGTGGATCTAAACCATATCTTCTTCCATAATCAACATTATAACCATAGCCTTCCTCTAAAAAGTCTGTATTAGCATCGTCTTGTATATCAGGTTCAGTGCTTTCTTTAAATCTTGTTCTTGATTCAGATGTTGAAGCATATAAAGGAAAACCTTCATTATCAGTTAAATAATTATAATTACTGTCTTGCAAAATAGCAAAAGGTTCATCTGTTAATCTAGCTGGTTTTATAATTTGGTGTAATCCTGTATCATCAACAAAACTTACTTCAACCATTTTTACGTAATCATGTGGTAATGACATTGATAAAGATGGTGGTAATTCTATTTCTTGACTTTTAATATTACCTAAAGTATCATAATTAAGTTCAGCTATACCTCTTTGAGCATGATATAAAACTTCTGCTCTTTTAGCTTTTTTAATTATTTTATCATCTCCTACATGAGAAACAATAAAGTTATTTATTATATCTCCCATAGATATAAATTGGTAAATGCCTTTATCACTAGATGTGTAATGTACTGAAGGAGTAACTTTAGCTAATGCCATTTATTATGATTTTTCTTGAGTTATTTTTTTATTTTCTTTAGCATCAGCAACTTGAATTATTTCAGGCTGCTTGATTACTAATCCAGCATATGTTAATATTTTATTAACCAATGCGGTTTCTTCTGATGGATGTAGCTCGTAATCTTGATAATCTGCTGCGGCAGGATTATATAATGCAACACCATTAACCTCAAAAGATGTCCAGTTAACTTCAGCAGGTTTTTTAACATACGAGCATTGAATAGTATCAACTATAGAACTAGGATAAACAGTTAATGAATTACCGTCTCTAAGATATATAGGATAACTTGTTGATGGACTTGTAAGTGGAGAATTATTTATATAAATAAATTCATTTGTTGATACTGGTTCAATTTCACAAGTTTCTGTTGTTGTACTTCCTGTATAAGTTGAAGTACCTGATTTAGTATATTGTACAGTACCTAATCTATATAAATTATTTGGTAAAGTATATTTACCTGAAGAAATAGTTAAATTAAAATTTACAATTTTAAATAAATCAATTTTTTCTTTTATGTTTTTTACAATATTTGCGTATTCATTATTTATTTCGCCTCTACGATTATATTGATTTAAATCATAAAAATATTGTTCAAATATTTCAAGTTGTGCTTGATTAGCTAATAAATTATATTCTTGTGGCGTCATATAACCTCTATTCTCTTTATTGAGAATGGCTAATACTCTTTGATAAACTTTATCTACGCTAACCATATGTTTTTATTATTTATAGTAATAGGGCCACTCTTAGCGACCCCATCACTATAGAATGACTATTTTAGTTTCTTTTCAATTGTTTTATAAACTTCGGTTCCTTCATCAGTTTTAAACCATGCTGCTAATGCAGAATAAGGATTTTCATCAAATGGTATTGTAAATAGTTTTCTATTATTAGTACCCCAATGCCAAGATCTTTGATCTTCTGACAATAAAATTATAGCTTCTTCTGTTGCTTTAATTCCGAAGTTTCTTAATTGCACATTATCATCTTCTGCTAGTTGTAGAAAAAGATCTGGATTGTTTTTTGCAAATAATAATATGTCTCTTTTAATTTCTTGAGAAGACATATTAGAAACTTTATTTCCTTGATCAACTCTTAATACAGCTTCTGCATGATCTATATCCATTTGCTTAGCCATATTTAAAGCTTGTATTTCTAATTCTAAATCAAATAAATCATCTTTAGCTTCTTCTACTGCATCTAGTTCTTCATAGAATACATTTTTGCCTGGATGATATAATGATAATAATTTTTGTAATGATTGATTTGTTTTTGGCACGAATAAAACACCGTCCCTAAAAACAATATGCCCTAATGTTGCTCTACCTTTTTGTTCATCAACAAATGGTGATTTTTGATTAGTAGCATATCTTAATTCTCTTGAATAACCTTTTTCTTCATCCCACCACATTAAAGGTGTTCTTGAATGATGCCTTGAAGCTAATCTAAAAGTTATAGGCTCTTTATTTCCTTTAAGAGCGTAAGATCTATCTTTTAATACCCATGATTTTTGGGCTTGTGGCTTTTTAGCCGTAGTTTTTGTTGCCATAATATAATATAATAAAAATGATTAAAAGTAAAGGTAGGAGTACCCGAAGGTACCCCATCTTTACATTAAGTATTAAGCTACTTGAGAAGCAGTCTTAAATAATACGAAGTTGTTAGCTCCTTGAACACACAGACATCTTTCAGATAAGAAGTGTACATTCATTTCATCAACGTCAGAAGTATAAACTCCACCTACAGATCCAGTGATCCAAGATTTCATTTTTCTATCATCAGCTTCAGAAGCACGATAACGCACGTGTAAGAATGGTCGCTTAATATTTTTACCAAGCTGTTGATCGTATACTGTTGAAGTACCAGCAGGTACAAGCACACCATCAATGTTACCACCTAAACCACGAGTTGTTGCATCGTTTAAGTATTTCCAGTCAGTTTTATAAAAGTCATAAGAACCTCTTCTAAAACCACTAAATCCTAAATTAAGGGCCATATCCTCACTATTATTAAATACACCAAAAGATGTACCACCATTATAATGAGCATTAACAGCTCCTAACATATCATCAAAAGTTAAAGCAGTAGCTCTATTTAAGAAAAGCATGTTTTCCTCAATAGCACCTTGCTTATCTAAATTCTTAAGAATCTCATCAAAATCTTGTAATCCAGATCTTGCAGAACCGTCAGAGTTATCTAATGCATCTTCACCTGAGTTGAAGTTTTGATAGATGTTTCCTCTTGACTCAATAGCTGCAAACATACCTTCAGTACCTTTAAAGTTATCTCCTATAGCACCAGATCCAGTAGCAGCAAGCTCACCTTCAACCATTGCCATTTCAAGATAGTCTTCAAATCTTAATCTTGTTTCATGCTCTGATTTTAAATACCATAAATATCCTGAAGCTCCATTTTCAGTTGTTACCTCAACCCAGCCAATTTGCGCAGTATCAGAACCAGAGATAGAATATTTATCTTTTAGAATGATAGGCGAATTGCTAAATTTTTGGAATCCAGCATCAATAGAACCAGCCATACCCGCAGTTCCTTTTAAAAATTCAGAACCATAAACGAATACTTTAACAGTAACAGCACTACCTGAAGTAAGTCCAGCAGCAGTTAATGTAGCACCACCATAAGCTTTTACAGTAAATGTATTAGTAGCTACAGCAGTAACGACACCTTTAACTACTTTATCAGCAGTCCAAGTAACACCATCATTAGGATGTGTACCAGCTTCAATAATAGCAACAGTCTGTCCAATTCTAACTGCGTGACCGTTTTCAGTAATCACACCAGATGTTGTATTAGCAGATGCACTATCATAAGCTATATGTAATCTTCCTTGTTCAGACCAAATAATTTGATCAGAAGCAGAAGGAATCTCAGCACCAACCATACGAAGGAAAGAACCTATAGATCTGTTTCCATATCTTTCAACTTCTTTTTCGTATACGTCGGGTAAAAATTGTTGTGCAAACGTTCCACCTCCTGAGGCAGAATCAAATGTTAGGTAGTTTGTACCAAACAACGTTTTAGTTGGGGCAGGCGTTAATCCAGCTGGAAACGCACCACCCGTTGAAAATAATCCCATTTGTAATTAATTTTAAAGATTGTTATTGTCTCATTTTAATTCTTAAACGATCAATATCATCTCCACTAACTGCTTTGACTTGCATTCCGCTATTTGTAGTTACATTTTCATGCGAGCCTCTCGGATCCATACTAATATTTTTTGAACTTTTCATTTGTTCTTTTATAGCATCAGATTTTCCTTGCTCATAAAAATGATTTGCAATAGCATCCGCATTCATTGCTGTAAATAATGCTTTATGATACCCTCTAGCATCTGACATTTCATTATTTTCATTAACATATTTGCTAACCAAACTATTAATATCAGATTGAGTATTTTTAACATTATCTATATCTTTAACATTGTATCTGTATCTTGAATTACCAACTTTGTATTCAAAACCTTTGAATTCATTATTAAATAATTCATTTGTAGTTTTTTCAAATACAGCACGCTGCTGTTGTGTAGATTTTGTTGTCGTTTTGTAATCATCGTAAAACTTAACCGCCTCTTTTTGCTCAGGAGTCAAACGGGAACTTAACTTAAGTTCTTCGTAGTACTTACTCTTAAGGTTAGTTAGATTTGATTTAGCTTCTGCAATTGATTCTTTGAAAGCAAGTTTTTTACGCTTGATTTCCCTTTCCTCATCACTTTCTTCATCATAAGAAAAATTATCATCAATTAAAAAATCTATTTCATCTGATGATAGATGAGGTTTAGTTTGTCTATAGTATTCGCGAAGTAATTGCATATCGTCCATACCATTATAATCTCTGTTTAGATTTACATAATCTTCAACAGTTCCGCCAGTGTCTTCCATAAACTGTACTAACTTTTCTACATTCTCTGGTAACTCCCTGGCTTCTTGATTATTATTTACATCTTCTTGTTCTTCTTTAAGCTTATTTGGTATATCTTTTATTTTATCAACTAAGCTTTTTTCTTCTTCTTTTGTTTCTTCATCTGTAACTAATTCTATAGGTGAATTTATTTCTTCCCCCTGTTCCTTTTCGTTACTTTGATTGTTTTCTTCTTGTTTAATTTTTCCGGTAGGCTCTTTAGACTCCTCTTTGTTTTCTTCTTGAACCTCTTCGCTAGTTTCGGATCCGTCGCGTACAGGTACCTCATTTGTGCTTTGCTCTTGAACGGCATCTTTTTCTTCTTTTAAATTACGTAAATCTATTTTAATAACACCATCATCTTCTTTAGGTGTTTCAACTTTTTGTTTAGGTGTTTCAACCTTTTGTTCAGGTTGCTTTTTTTCTTGTTGTTCAACTGTTTCTTTTACAGCTTCTTCAACTTTAACTGTTTCTTCTGCCATGATATAATATTATAAAATTAGTATGATTGGGTTATCTCGGTTCAAATACTTCTAAATTAAATCCGCTACCCATGGTATCATTACCAGCAGATTCAAATTCTTGTTCTCCTTTATTATCTTTTCTTTGCTCTATGAGCTTAGATTGTTGAGAAGCTTGTATTCGAGTTCTTTCGTCTTTTCTATCTTCTTTATATTTTTCTCGACTAGTAAAGACTTCGCTCTCTTTATCTTTGAGAGCTATATTAAGATCAAACTCATATTTCATAAGTTCTTTCTTAAGTTCTTTTTCTTGTTGCATTTTTTGTATTTCAAGATTTGCTTCAACTTGTGCTAACTCTGCTTTTTGTTGTGAGATAGCTTGATTTTTTTGCATTTCCATTTGTGCTGAAGCTTGCGTAACTTGTGTATTAGCTTGCGCTTGTGCTTGAATATTTGCTTGCTGTCTTTGTCCGTCTTGTTCTAATTTTTTACGTCTACGAACTTTTAATAGTTGATTAGCAAGTTTTATATTTTTTATTTCTCTAATATCAATAGCATCTTCTAAATATATTTGATCTTTAGCTAATGCTTGTTGAATATTATTTTCTAGCATTTGTTTTTCTTCTTCATCTGGTGATAGTTCAATAAAAATTCCAAAGTCATGCAAATGCATATTTTTAATATCTTCTAATGTTGCTACATTAAATCTTCCTATACTAGATATAAATGCATCTTTAGTTGGTGAATACTCTAATATATCTGATATTCTTAAACTAATAGCTTCAGCTGTTCTCGCTGTAAGATATAAACTAGATTGTAGTATATGTCTTGTAGCAGTATTTGAATTAGCCGCCGCTAACTTTTGTATACCAACCAAAGCATTTTTATCTGGCAACGAACCGTCTCTTGCTTCATTT